TCTTGATAATTTTTAAATACTTGTTCTAATAATAAATAATATTTAGCATATTCTTTAGAATTTTTAGAACGAATTAAACATAATTTAAATGCATAAGGAGTAAGTTTATATTCTTTAGAACCTGAAGTTGCTCCCCCTTTTTTCCCTGTTAATGGCTGCATAACGTTATGCACCCAATAATCTTCGTTTTCAATTAAATTAGAACTATTTAATGTTTGTAAAATAGTACTAGATTTAAGATTATTAATAACACCATATTCTTGTAATTTAATATGATTAACAATAAATTCATTTTCATTATTACATAATTCTAAGAAATAATCCATAAATGAAATATTAATATTAGAATAAAATTGAGATTGAATTAAACTAAAATATTCATTTAATTTAATTTTTTTTAATTTATTACTTAAATAAGTATTAAAATCAGTAATAGTATTAAATTGACTCATTATTATTTTATTAACTTATAGAAATAGTGTTTAATTATAATTAAAAAAAAATAACTTTCAATTTTATTTTATATAGATTCGACTATTTTATATGCCATGAATTCATAAGGATGTTCATATTTTGAATCATTATTAGTACATTTTATAGTATTATCTTTATCATTTATTTTACATTGATATATAATATTATTTCTTTGATATAAATAATCATCAGTATCTGGATTAACTCGATCTTTATTAGTTAATTTAGATACTTTTTTAAAATTAAAATGATTTAAAAATTCTTGAATATCATTAGGAAATAATTTTTGATATATATGTATTCTTTCATGAATTAAAGTCTTATATAAAGTACTATCATATATATTATCAATATTTAAGATAATAATATTTTTACGAGTATGTGGAAATCCAAATTCATATTTTTTATTTTTAGAACAGCCAATTAACCAAGGTATATTCTTAATTTTATAATTATAAAATCCTGGATATTTAATTTTATTTAATGTATTTTGAGCTTTATAAATAGCCCTTTTTAATATAAATTTTTCTAAAATAGATAAATCATAAAAATGATATTGAATATTATTAAGATATTCTTGTTTATTTTTAATTTTTCTAATTTCTAAATTTAAATCACTCATATTAGTAAAATAATTATAATTATCAACTTTTAATAATTTTGATAATTCTAATGAATCATATATTTTAATAAAAATATTTTGATAAGAACTATAAAAATATATAAATAATAATAACAATAATAAAATTAAAAATCCCATATTTTATATAATATTAAATAAAATTAAAATGATTAAAATTAAAAATAATATTAACACATTAATTAACCATCTTAAATGATAATTTAAATTTTGATTAATATTTTCTATATTTTTTATTTTTTCTTGTAATCTAATATTTTCATATTTAAAAGATTCAAATTCCTTTAAACTATTAATATTAATTAATATTAAATTTTCATAAATGGTTTTATAGTTTAAAATTTCATTAATAGCTTCTTTAACATCAATATTATTTGATTTTTGATGCTTAGTTAATTTTACAAATTGTTGTTTTAATTTTTGTAAACTATTTTCTTCCATTATATATTTTAATAAGGAATTTTTCAAGTATTTAATAAAAATATACTAGATATATATATAAAATTAGTAAACTTTAAAGTATAAAAAAAAATAATATATTATTATTTATTTTTTATATAATTGAACTAATTTAATAAAATTTATTTTATTATTTAACATATCTTCATGAATTTTAATAACACTTTCAGATAATTCATTATAACTTTTATATAAAATTTTTTCTTGTTTTTTATCATCTTTATTTTCTAAAATAATTTTATTATATTTTTCTCGAATCAAATTTAATAAATCTTCGTTAATTTTTACTAAAGTTGATTCAATTTCAATATATTTATTTAGTTTTTGATAATAGTCATTAAAATATATTTTATCATCATCAGTTTTGATATTTTTTAATAAATTTGTTAAATTCATAGTAAAATCCATTTTTTTATATATATTAATCTAATCTTTATATTTAAATTATTTAAAGTTTGAAAAATAAAATATATTTTTTTTAAAAAATTCTTTTTGATTGATTGCATCATTTTCTAGATATTTTATACTTTCTTCTAATTCATGTATAAATTTCATAATATCAAAATATTTTTCATGGATATTAATAGATTTATTTGATATATTAATATTACTAACTTCCGAATTATATTTTTGATATAATGTTAATAATTCTTTTTTAAATTTAATATAGCTATTTAAAGCTTCTTTGTGTTCGGTGATTAAGTTATGATGATCAATTATTAAATTTTTATGAATATCATCTGATATACGTTCTATAAAAAAATCTAAATGAATAGAAAAATTCATTATAAATATATTAAATAAAACAAATTATTTATAAAAAAAAATATATATATTATTATTCAGAATCAGAACTAAATTCAATAATTTTTCCTTTTTTTTTTAAACTATTTCTAGTTTTTAATAATGATAAACATCTAGCACTACAAGTCATATTTTTTCTTTTATAATATCTAAATTCTATTTTACAAATTTTACATTTTGTATATCTAATTATTTGTAATTTTTTTCTAATTTTTTCTTTAGTTTCATCAGACATAACTCTACCTGTATTATTATATGTAGCTGCACATTTATGACTACAAAAATCGTTAATACTTTTTTTAATTTCTTTATATTGTTTTGTCATATCTATATTACATAATTTACATTTAAGATATAAAATTTCATTTCTATTAACTGGTAAATTAGCTTCAGTTAAAGCATTATTCCAAGTTTTAAATAATTTTTTTACAGTATTATATGTAAAAGGGTGATTTTCATTAATAATAGGACTTTTTTTATGAATTGTATAATAATGATTGAAATATTCAATGATATCTTCTTTATTATCCATATTAACTGCTTTATTTGATTATTTAATTTTTAATTTCAATTTTTTAATCTATAGAAATTCTAATTTCAGATTTAGGATAATTATTTTTACAAATATATTTATCATTAATGTCAGAACTATAATTTTTATCTATTATAAAAGTTAAATGTTCTGTCATTTTTTCATAAATAAAAATTGTTTTTTATGCTTATTTTTATATTTATTATTTTCTATTTTTTTTAATAATATTAAATTACTAGTTAAATATATAGCAATAAAGTTATTATTTTTTAATAGATATTTATACATTTTTAATTATAATTAATATATAATCTATAATTTTAAAATATTTTTAAACTAGTTCATAAATACGATTATCTTCATTATCTTCATTATTATATTGATAATAATTATGTTTATTAATTATTACAATATCTTCTAATGGATAATTATATGAATTTTTTTGTTTAAAATAATAATCATATATATAATTGATTAATATAAAAATCATTGTATAAATATAAAAAAAATATAAATTTAAATAATATTTTTTTATTGTAATGGATTTTGAGGAGCATGTGCTTTAGTATAAATCTTACTAGTGCTTACTTTATTATCTCTTAAATTAATAGAAGTTACTCCAATTTCAACAGCATCTAAAGGTGTTCCTTCATCATCAACTTTAGCACCAAATTCTGAAATTTCAACTTCTTCAGTTACTTTAATTTTATCTTCTAAAATTTCAATTTTTTCAGCAGATTCCGTAATTTCATTTGGATTTTCTTTAAGATATTGTAATACTTTAGGATCTGTTTTACCATATTCTTTAACATTTTTAATTTTTTTCTTACGTACACGTTCATCTAATAATTTTTTACCCATTTTAGCATCATCTTCTTGTTGTTTTAAAATATTTTCTAAAATTTTTGTATTTTCATTATAAAATGTAATACGTTCACGATTTTTTTTAAATGATCCTAGTAAATTCCATTTATAATTAGTTAAAGTTAAAATATTAGTAATAACCTTATCTTTATTAGTATTAATATATTCATTACATTCATCTAATGTATCAAAAGTTTCATAAATATTAATTGCAACTTCAGTATCTGGTTTTTCATTATAAAGATACATAACTGCTTCACGTAATTCTTCATAATTTACATCATAATAATATTGAAATCTACAATAAGTATCATTAGGAGGAATATTTTTTGTAAATTTATTATTTGGGTTATTTTTACGTTCTGGATCATTATTATCTTCATTATAAACTGATGTAGTATGAAATTTAGGATTATATTTAAATAATTTATTTAAAAAGTTATTAATTACTTTTTTTTCATCATTTGATTGTAATGTAATTAATTCCTCTTTCTTTTTTAAATATTTTTCATTATTAAAATATTTAATAGGTTGTAATTTTTCTTCAATTTTTTCATTAACTTTTTTCCGAATTTCTAATTCTATATCTTCAGATAAAACTAATTCATCAAGATTATCTTTACTTTCTTCATCTGTATTTTGTAAAGAATTATAATATTCTTCTTTTAATTCTTTATAAAAGTTTTCTTCTAAACAACTTAAATATTCTTTATTTTGTTTATCTGGATTTTCACTAAATTCATAAAAATCATTTTTATCTACAGTAGCATTTAATTCTTCATCTTCAATAGTATATTCATCACATAATTGATATACAAACCCAATTAATCCAGTTGTTAATAAACGTTGCATATATTTTTCTTTTAAATTAGTAAATGAAATACAAGTATATTTATCTTCTCCATAAATAGTAGCATTATAAGGATTTAAATATTTATCAACTTCAATTGCTTGTTCTTCAGTTAATTGATTTACTTTATCAGGATTTAATTCTAAATCTTTGATAATATCATCTAATTGATTTTTAAAATCTTCAAGATCATTTTTTTTAGTTAAATTATCAATAATTGTATTTTTTGTATCACTCATTTTTAAAAATTATATAATAATAATTGTTATATATAATTATAATAGTTATTAATTTAAATATAATTTAAATTATATTTACTTATAGCAGTATATATAATAAATAATTATATAATTTTATAATGACAACACTAGATAATATAAATGAAAATATATTAAATAAAATAGATTTAATTACTAAAATTAATGATATTTTATTTTTTAAATTTAATATAGATACGTTTTTAATAAAATATCGAATAAAAGATATTAATAATTTAAATATTAATATAAAACTAGAAAAAGAAAAAATAGAAACATTAAATTTGGATATATATTTTATTAAAAATTGTTATCTTTTAATAAAAAAATATATAAATTTTATTAAAACAAAAAATATTTATGAAACTCAATCTATTTTATTTTTAACAGAATATTATGCAATAATTAATAAAAAGGATGAATGTTTTGCTAATGAATTTAATAATAAAATATATAATGATAATATATTTTTATTAAATATACATAATAATAATTATTTAT